TATTTTAGGAGGATAAAATGGCAGAAACAGAAACGCTCAAAGTTGAGCAAGAAAATCCAATTTCTGAAAAGGAAGTGGATTTAGATACGACAGGTTTTAAAGATGAATCTGTTGAAGTTAAGGAAGAAGCACCTAAAGAAGAACCAAAATTAAATGTTGGTGAAGTTGATTTAGGTTATACCGATCATCAATCAAAAGAATCTGAAAAAGCAAAAGTTGTTGTTGAAGATGAAAAAGTTGATGAACCAAAAGTAAAACAAGAAACAAAAAAAGAAGATAACGAAGATAAAGAACAAAAAAGACAAGATAATTTAAAAAAGAAAAGAGAAAATTATCAAAGTCGTATTGATTCTTTAGTAGGTAAATATAGAGAATCTCAAAGAAGAGAGAGAGCTGCTTTAGATTATGCTAAGGGTCTTCAAAGAAAATTTGAAGCATCAGAAAAAAAATTTTCTGAAACTGATGAAGCATATTTAAAAGAATTTGATGCAAGAGTAGATGCTCAAAGAGAGCAAGTCAAAAATGCATTGAAAGTAGCAATAGAAAATCAAGACTCCGATAAAATAATGGAGGCTAATGATAAACTCACTCAACTTGCTGTTCAAAAAGAGAAAGCGAGACTTGAGTTAGAGAACCGTGCTCAACAAAAGACGATACAAGAGGAAGAAAGCAAACAAAAACAAAACGTAGAAGCGAATCAATCAGCCGATAATACTCAACCACAACAAGCTCCACAAATTAGTGATAAAGCTAAGGCATGGGCAGAGAAAAATGAGTGGTTTGGTAAGGATGAAATCATGACAGACGCTGCAGAAAAGATCCATAAGAATGTTGTTATGGAGGGTATTGCAGTTGATTCTGATGAGTATTATAATGAAATAAACTCTAGACTAAAAAGGTATTTTCCAAATGCCTTTGACCAAGAGCAAGACGAACAGCCAAAACAAGAGCAAAGGAAACCCGTCCAAACCGTTGCTTCCGCTGGTCGAAAACAAGAAGGACGCAGAACTGTGAAACTCACGGCCTCACAGGTGGCTATAGCTAAAAAATTAAACGTGCCACTAGATGAATACGCTAAATACGTGAAGGAGGATAAATAATATGAGCGATACAATAAAAAGAACTTCACGCGGAGCTGAGGAGAGAAAAGCGAAAGACGCTGCTAAACCTTGGACTCCACCATCGAGCCTCGATGCACCTAAACCACCAAAGGGCTTTGTCCAAAGGTGGATAAGAGTCGAAAGCATGGGTTTTCAAGATACGTCAAACGTATCTAAGAAAATGAGAGAAGGTTGGGAATTTGTGAGAGCTGAAACTTTGAAAGAAGAAATAGGTAATCACGCATATCCAATCATTGCTAACGGCGATTATGCAGGTTTAATCGGTGGCCAGGGCCTAGTGTTGGCTAGGATACCGGAAGAGATTGCAAACTCGCGCGCTGAATACTTTAAACGTATTACAGTAAACCAAATGTCCGCAGTTGATAACGATCTTATGAAGGAACAACGACCGGGGATGCCTATCAATATCGATAGACAATCTCGTGTAACATTTGGTGGTGGACGTAAACAATAATTTTTTTGTTAAAGTCAACCATCTATATTTGTAAAAATAAGAGGAGAAAATAAACATGGCAAATACAGCTGAAAAATTCGGATTGAAACCAGTTCGAAAATTGGATGGTAGCCCATTTATTAATGCTCAAAACAGATATAGAATTGCGAACAACTACAACACTGCGATTTTTCAAGGTGACATGGTTGCTCCGTTAGCGTCAGGCACAATTGCTAGACATGCCGCTAACACTTCTGATGCTGTTATTGGTGTATTTAATGGATGTTTCTACACAGATCCAACTACGCAGAAGCCAACTTATGCAAATTACTACCCAGGAAGCGTTGCTGCAGATGACATTACAGCATTTGTAATTGACGATCCGAGTGTAGTTTATAAGATTGATTCTGACGGTGCCTTTGCAGTAGCTGACATTTTTAAAAATTTCAGTGTAACAAACGGTGGCGGTAACACTAAAACAGGTATATCTGAAGTACAATTAGATTACTCTGTTTCAGGTACAAACGCGTCTTACATGCTTCAAGCGGTTGACATCTCACAAGATGTTGATAACGACACAGCAGGTTCGGTTAACGTGGATGTACTTGTAAGAATAAACAACCATTTCTTCAAAAATGGTGGAACAGGCTTATAATAAAGGAGGATAATTATGGCTATATCAAGATCACAGCTAGTTAAAGAACTAGAGCCAGGTTTGAATGCTTTATTCGGCTTGGAATATAATAGATACGATAACGAGCACGCAGAGATCTTTACATCTGAGACATCTGACAGAGCTTTTGAAGAAGAAGTAATGCTTTCAGGTTTTGGTGCAGCAGCAACAAAACAAGAAGGTGCGATGGTCACTTTTGACAACGCAAACGAAGCATACACTTCTAGATACTCACACGAGACTATTGCTCTCGCGTTTGCTATCACTGAAGAAGCAATCGAAGATAACTTATATGACAGATTAGCGGGTAGATACACAAGAGCTTTAGCAAGATCTATGGCGCACACTAAACAAGTGAAAGCAGCTACAGTACTTAACCAAGCTTTTGACACTAATAATGGTGGTGACGGAGTTTCTTTATGCTCTGACGCTCACCCATTATCAAATGGTGGAACGTTTGCGAACGAACTATCTACTGCTGCGGACTTAAACGAAACATCTCTTGAGCAATCATTAATTGATATTGCTGCATTCGTAGATGAGAGAGGTCTTAAAATCGCTCTTCAAGGTAGAAAATTAATAATTCCAAAAGAATTACAATTTACTGCTGAGAGATTAATGAGATCACCTCAAAGAGTAGGAACTGCAGATAACGATATCAACGCAATTGCTAACATGGGAATGATTCCTGAAGGATACAGAGTAAATCACTTCTTAACAGATACTGATGCTTTCTTTATCATGACGGACGCTCCTAATGGTCTTAAACACTTCGTAAGAAGCCCAATTAAGACAGCTATTGAGGGTGATTTCGATACTGGTAACGTTAGATTCAAAGCTAGAGAAAGATACAGCTTCGGCTTCTCTGACCCTAGAGGAATCTTCGGATCTCCAGGTGCAGCGTAATCGTTAATTAGATTACAATTAAAAAAAATTAGGGCGGTCTTTATGGCCGCCCTTTTTTTATGTATAATGAAAACACTATACAATTAATTAGAACATAGACGCGTATAGTCGGCGGCCTAGAGACTATGTTCATTAACTAGGAGGATATAAATATGGCAAATACAACTTTTTCGGGACCGGTACGTTCTGAAGGTGGCTTTCAAATGGCTACTAAGAATGCAACTACTGGTGCGATAACAACTAGAATGAGTTCAGGAATGCCTGACCTAACAGGTTTGGTTTTAGCTGACACAGCAACGGGTGCAAATATTACTATCGCTGATGGAATTATTGCAACAGTTAATTACACTGGAGCAGCAGCATGCGCTGTAGCATTACCAGCAGCAACAAGAGGAGCTATCGCTGTTTATGTTCAAGCTAAAGACACAGCTGGTGGAACTAACACTTTAACTTTCAACGCAGCTGGAACTGACGTTTGGGCTACTGGTTCTTTAATAGAATCAAGAGCAACGAATGAAGTAACTTTTGATACTTCAGCAGCAGGTGAAACACAATTAGTTTTCACTCCAGCTAACGCAGCAACAAATCTTTTAACAACTGGTGGCAAAATTGCTTTCATGTGTTTTGAAGATGGTGTATGGACAATTGCAACTGAATTTACTGGTGCAGCAGCAGCTGTTACTGGTGCATTCGCATTTGCGGCATAAGGCTAATTAGTGTGGATCTTCGGATCCACACATTAAAGGAGAATAAATGAGTTATAAAGCAGATATACAGGCGACTAGATTTACAGCAGCTTCATCAACAGCTGTAATAGCACCTCCAATAAGACTGAGGGGTATTATTATAGCATCAGATGCTGGCGGAGCTGGCTCAGTAAATTTAACAACCGGTAGCAAAACAGGAACTTCTTTATTTGTTGGCGATGTACCTAATGGAGATGTAATTAATTTTACTTTTCCTGAAGATGGAATTGTTTTTCCACAAGGTGTTTTTTGTTCTACATTAACAAACGTTACATCAGTGACATTGTTAACAGACAAATATTCAGGACCAGGTTTGACGGCTAATAATTAGGGTCTTATATGGACAGTTATACTGAAGAACTGTTAAAATTAAAACGTGGAGGCGATGTTCAGCCTCCTCGTTCAAAAAAATACTTTCGTGACACAAAAAGTGGTGCGGGTATGACAGCAGCTGGAGTTGCTAGATATAGAAGAGAAAACCCAGGATCAAAACTTAAAACTGCTGTAACAGGTAAAGTAAAAAAAGGATCTAAAGATGCCAAGAGACGTAAATCTTTTTGCGCTAGAAGTGCAGGGCAAATGAAAAAGTTTCCAAAGGCAGCTAAAGATCCTAATTCAAGATTAAGACAAG